TTGTTTTGCATAATGCCCTCTATTATTTTTTAACTAAACTACCACCAAAGTACATACCTATAATAGCTGATACCAAGTTAGTATCTAGTTGCGTAATTACCAAGCCTTTAAATGTTATCCATTCAAAAACTTCTCTCCCTTCTGTTAAAAATAAAAATCCCGGATTAAATACAGTATAACCTACTGTCACATCTACATCTGGATAATATACTGCTACTAGTTTAGGCAGTATAACAATTGCAAAGATAGATGATAAGGCAATGATACGTCTTGTCCATTGAAATCCTACATTATCTACGTTCCTTGCAGATTCAATTGCTTCTAATTGAAACTTACCACGAGTAATTAAAAGCTCTTGTTCTTTTTGTTTAGCTTTTAATCTTTGTGACCACAGACTTAGCATACTACTAATTAAAGTAGACCCAAGCATGGTTATAATTTCAAATGGAAACATATTAATCTAGTGTTAGGGTTGTTTCAAGTAAATCGTTTACCGAGTTTATTAAATACTCAGGAACATCGTCTGCTAAGATATCATCAGCTTTGTGAGCTTTCATAAAGTGCTCTATCAAAACTTCATAAAGTGGTCTAAACTCTTCACGAGTTATCCACGCTTCGTTTGAGTGTGTTCTCGCTTTACAGTCTATTCTGTAAGCAACATCTAATTGTTTCTCAGTGTACAGGAGCATTATACTTGCCCCATTACAACCTGCTGTAATTCCCAGCTACGTCTGCCTACTTGTCCGTACCATCTACTGTCTTGCATTTGTCTAGCCATTTCATACCAGTTATGTTCTCTACAAGCTTGTAACATGTTACGAAACTTTGAAAGTCTTGAACCACCTAAATTAAAACACATAGGTTCTGGTAAGTTTTCAAAGTCTTTCTCGCTACCAAAGACGTGTATAGCTTCCTTATAATGTTTGTTAAAATCATCCTCGTAATACATGTCAACCACTTCTTGTGATACAGGTGTACCAACCTCCCAATTGTATTCCGGGTCGTTGGGTTGACATAGATGACCAACTCCTAGAGTTTTATAACCTAAACTATCCATATAAATCTCTAAGACTTCGCCCTCGTGTCGTTTGAACACTGTCATAACCTTTTAATTTTCCTGATTCTATATCTTTTAAATATTTTTGTTTTGCGTCTATATCAGATAAAATTGTTTTTGTTTCAGGGTCATACGAAGGTATTAAATATTCTTTACCTTCATGTTGTATTCCTATAATTCTCATAGTCACTGTTCCCTCATCACTTTGTAATTCTTTTCCTTGAGAAATTACATTATTATGAAACTCTGTAAAGTATTCTTTATTTTCAGGGTGTATTAAAGCACTACCACCTTTTTCAAAACCTAACCTATCCATTTGTTCGGCATAACTCATGCCACCCAAATCATCGCTTTCCCTGTCTTTTGGGTCTTTCTTTACAAACGGTACAGGGTATTTGTCTTGAACTTCTCCACCAGTTGTATAATTACTTCTATAAAAGTCAGTATAGTTCCGAGTATATCTTCTATCTTTTGGTCTATCTTTAATACCTAGAGCATATGCAGCTTCTTTATCTATTTCTTTTGCAAAGATATTTAAATCATCATAAGGATTAGCCCCAATATATTTATCCATAAGACCTTTAGTTCCTATAAATGGAGTTTTACTTGCTGCTGTTTCAACTAATCCTTTTCGCCCTAAAATTAAACCAAGAGTATCAGTTACTGTTGGTCCTCCCAAGCTTAAAACTGAAACGTAAGGATTTTTTGTGTATTGAATTGAATTTTTAAAACGTAAACCATATTCAAGTGGACCAAACAGTCCAACTCTTTGAAAAGCTTTTATAAAATCTTCATCTTCAAAACCTTCTTCTAATATTCTATCTCTGTTATCTTTATTAGACCTCCAGTAGTTTGTGCCTAATGCTAAACTGGTAGCCATTAAGGCAAAAGCTCCTAACTTTGCTCCATTAACTTTAGGATTAATAACTGTTGATCGAATATAATTTTTTAAAACTGTATTACTAAAGACAGCAGGATATCTTAAAAACTGTGTTAAAATATCTACCTTTGGATTTGTCATAAAGATAGGAATCCTTGCTCTATCTCTACCTACAGGCATGATTACTTCGTTTACAAATCGACCTGCCCCTTGAATGACTGATTTATAAAAGTCGTCTTCATATTTAATTTGACCAGTTAAAACACCATCTTTTCTTTCAGCTCCAAACCCTGTCTTAGCTCCACTATTCAACCACCTTAATCCATCTTTTATATCTATTCCCAGATCAAATACTTCACTTTTTAATAGCTGAATATTACGTATTTCTTTTCTACTTAATTCTTTGGTTGCTGTCTCATTAAATATATCGATACCTTCTTTAGAAAGCTTATTTAGTTTTTCTAAGTTTTCTTTTATCAAACCTTTACCAATATTAAATGAAGCTAACTGAACAGATTTGGTCCAAGGAGTAAGTAAATTAAGTCTAAAGAATCCTCGTGCTTGTTTTTTTAACCATTCATTTTGTAGTCCTTCACCAGTTAAACGATTGGTAGATTCGGCTAACGATTCATCCATTGCCATAAATACTTGATTCATTTCTTTTTGTATTTGTGAATCTGGCATGTCATATTTTTTTCTTAACAAAATAGGAATATCTTGTACAAAAATTTTATGTCCTTCTCTTACTCCCTTTAATGCATCTTGAACTGGTTTAGTAACAGAACCACTAGTTTTTGTTAGTGGAATCATTGCTTCTGTTAATGATGATACTGTAGCTAACGGTAGATATGCTAATGAGTTAGCAAGTTTCATTGTATCATAAGCACCTTGGATTCTTTGACTATCAAAATAATTTACTTGTCCAGTTATAGATTCATATAACTTAGTAATTCTTTTTCTATCTCCTCTAGATAATCCTCTTCCTCCTCTAGCTTCTCTTAGCTCTCTATCCATTGGGTCTAACCATCTAGCAGCAAATTGATTTGCGTTAGATTGTCTACTAAAACCCGGTAGTAAAAAACTTTTCTTATGCTGTATAGCATTAGCAGCATTCATGTAATAAGTTACAACAGTGTTTAAATCATTAATTAAAAACTTTTCAAAAGCGTTATCGTTTAAATCTTGAAATGCCCTTGCTTGTGTTAATAAAATAGAATGTGAAGAAAATAACTCGTTATTTTTATTAAGCATATCATTTATAAGATCAGTAGCATCAGCTTTATCTTTAACAATATTTTGACTAATTAATAAATCTGAAAACTCTTCTTTGTTTTCTTCAATTGCTTTCCTATCCCAGCTTCTTGTAAAATAATTTGGAAGTTTTCTTTCTTCTTTTATTAGACCTGCTTCTATAGCATCATCAAATATTTTATTAAAAAATCCTCTTAAGTCTTTTGCAACTTGTTGTACATCTTCGCTGTAATTTTCAGGCTTATCTCCTCTTAAAATTCTAATCACACCTAATTCGTCTGATTCTTTAAATGCACCAGCTTTACGAAGTGGGGCAGTAGCTTCGTCAAACACGCTATGATATTCACCTCTAAGATTTTCTAGTAGTTCACCGTGTCCTAACGCTACACGTTCTCTAGTCACACTACCAAAACCTCGACTAAAATCTTCTCGCATTAAATTACCAAGCTCTCTGGTAATAGGAGAAAATTTTGCTTTTGTATCTAGTATAGATGTAGCCGACCCAATTGTATTTGCTTTTAAAATGTCTCCAGCTTCTAAAGTTTTTGAAACTTTATCTTGAAAACTTCCCGGCTCAAGTGTTAAATAACCATCTTCTGAATAAAGTCTATTCATTTTACTATAGAAAAGATTACCTTTTTGTAAAGCTCCCCCAAGTAATCCACCTGTCAAAGTTCCTAATGCAGCAGTACCAGCTAACTCTGGTGTAGAATATAGTTTTCTAATACCAGTATTTAGTTCTGTTGTTTGTCTAAAATGATTGTCTAGTCCTGTCCATGCTCCTACTTCTGCACCTGTGACTAGTGCTGCTTTTTTAACAGCTTTTTTGCCTTCTTTTTTAAGTTGACCTGCTATAATACTTTTAGGAATAGTAGGACCTACAAAGTTTTTAGCTACTTGTAACCCTGCTGTTGCTACTCCTTGTCGTGCAGCTAAAGATGTTCCGCCTGTTACAGGAGTAAGTAATGCTGCTGTTATAGCAGTGGGGTCAGTGGTAATATCAATAGCTGCATCTTTAACTAACCCAAAGAATTGTTTCATGCTTCCCAAATCAGCATTATCAAATTCTTTTCTTAAATAATTATAATCTTGTTTTTGTTGATCTGTAAAGTTAGCACTTTGTGCAGC